CGTCCACACCGAAGCCGGACAGACCAACCTGATGCATACCCTGCCAAGTGAAGCCGGAGCCGTCCTGCATCTTCAGGGCGTAGTACTTTACGGCGTTGCTCTCGGAAGTCTCATCATAGCCAGCCTCCTTGACCTTCTTGTAGTCAGTCTTGTTGTAGTTGGCAGTAAAGGACTTGGTGTCACTCTGGATAATGCCAAAGATGTTGACCTGCATAGGGTCAGACAGAGTGGTGGCATCCAGAAGGTTAGGCTCGGAGATCAGGTCGGGTACATCCTTGATGTCGCACAGCTTCGTCAGAGCGGTTGCGCTGTCGCCACAATACAAGGTGGTATTCAGACCGGAGATAGCAGTACTCATAGAATGTTTGCCTCCTTATTTTCGGTAAATCATTCCGTCCTCTCCGATTGTTGCCCCGTAGCTGCAATCAATCCGATAGACGGAATTGTTGTACAGCCCATTCAACGGGGCAAATGATTTGCGATAGAAATTGAGCGGTTCCAATACAGAATCCACGATTCCAACGATGGAACGTGCTTCTGCAATGCGTCCGTTGGTTTTGTTGGAATATACACGCACACGAATGGAAACAGCGGCGTACTTGCTTCGGCTGGCAGAATCCCGGTGAACCGGGAGATTACTGTTTTCCTCTATCTGCACACACGGAAACTTTTTGACATTGCTGTCATTGATTTCGCCAGTAACAAAGATGCCGGGAACTTGCTTTCGCAGTTCCTTAGCAGCAACCGTGAAGATAGAATTGAAATAATCAATCAACTATTCCAAACCTCCCTCCACGTTGCTTCGACCTGAGAAGCCATTTCCTCAACAGCTCCCCACATAGCCATAGCCGGTTCGTTGCCGCTGGTGTAATTCAACTGACCTTTGCCGGGAACGGTATCCACATAGGTTCCTGCATTGCCGGGGTCACCGTAGTAGTACCAACGTCTGCCAGCGCCCTTGCCTTGACCGTAGGAGCCATGCGCCCCAACACCGGGCGGCAACTCACCGCCATATCCGTTGTGATGTGCGCCAGTGCCAAACTCGATAAAAGCAACCGACTTGCCCTCTGCAATAATGGAACAGGCGGCTCCGTTCTGCTCAACATGGCAAGAAACATCGTTGCTACCAGCATACTGTGCGTTCGCAAAACGAACTTTTGCCACGTCAAGCCCTTTGTCAGCCAACGCCTTTGCAAACTCCTGCGCCTTTTTGTTCAGGGTGGCTTTGTACTCCTGTATCTGACGTTCCGCATCACGAAGTCCGGCATCGCTCAACCTCACTTTAATTTTCACTTGCAGCCACCTCTTTCAGCGCATACAGTGTGTCCGTGATATGCTCTGCGACCTTGACCACAATGTAATTGAAGGGCTTTGAAACGTCCGTCTGGAACCAGACGCGCGTACCTTCATAAAGCGGCGTGTTGTGCTTTTTGCTGGACGAACTGACAACGTAGCTGTAATCCGTGAACGCTCCAAAAGGGTTTGCTTCCGCAGAACCAGTAGGCGGGCTGACGTTCAGCATCAGCTTTGCGGGTTTGCTCCACGATTCGTATGCGAATTCGCCGGTTTCGTTGCCCCACTCGTCCACGATAGGTGTTTTTTTGCCAACCGGATTTGAATACCACAGCGGGCGCTTATCTAGCGGGCTTCCATTGAACATCAGCCGATAACACCTACTCTCGGAACTACTTCATTCAGCAGGGACTGCGCCACATCGGAACTTTCCCACACACGAGTAATGCCATTGTTGGTGTAGCTCGTCTGTCCGTTTGCACCGATGTGGTTGTACAGTTCCGCTGCAATGCGTATCTGTAACGACTGATACTGCAAGGGCAGCTCGTCCGGTCTGTTACCAAATGGGTAGCCCTGCGCAAATATCTTGTCTTTGGCAAAATCAAGCAGCAGGTCGAAGAGTGGGTAGTCCTCGTCCGTGATTTCACGGTCAAGTGCAGGGGCAATGTACTGCCCCAGCTTGACTGCCGCTTCGGAATACTGGTCTCCCATGC